GTAGGTGTGTTTCTCGCCTACACATACAGCGTCGGGTTGGTCAAGTCCTACGCTGTAGGCTTCGCTAATGGAGTTCCAAGCTTCATAGCCTCTGTGATATCCATAAGACGCATTTTACGCTTGTACGCAACCACCCTCCTTCGAACCACATTAAGCATATCTGGCGCTCGCACCTTTCTAACAATCGCCTTATTTATGAAGATTTTAGTCATAGTAAACGTCGGGTTCAAATTCACCAAAGCATCGGGAGTATGGGAATACTCAACCTTATACACCAAGTAGTACAACGTAGCCGTCTTTGCATATTTTAGACTGACAAATCGTAATCCCTGCTCCTCTCTCTCATCATACACATAAGGCAGCTCAGTCAAAATCGAATCATCAGGGCGAGCTTCAAAGAACTGAATTTTGATATTCCTCAGCATTCCTCCAAACCGCACCCATCCCCCAGCGTCCAGTATTCGCCGTAACGCTGATTTAAATTGACCTAAATTCGCCTGCAACAGGGAGACCGCATAGTCATAATTAGTAATATCCAGTATATTAGGTGGCGCATTCATCGCATTCGTGTGATAGAACCCTTCACGCCGAAATTCATCTATATCGTCCAGACGTGGCTCGGGAAGCATCGTACGGTGAAAGTACACGTGATCGACTAGCATCAACTCCTCGATATCAGCTGCGATCGCCCACGCCTCTCTCTCCAGAGTCAGAGCTAACGACGGTTGCCTCTGATTGCTTTCTGACCACGCGATCACATCCCTCACATTAACAAACAAAAAGGAGTGGGAAAGATTCATCAGATCACTTATAGGAGTAGGTGCGATCTTAAGCGCCGCTTTCCAAAATTGGGAGGGAGTGGCATTAATCAACGTATCCGGGAAGCGATTGCGTAACATCCGCAGTTGAGAGACATCGAATTGAATCACCGATATTTCCGAAGCGTATATCGACTCAATAACCGGACCATATGGGAGCAATTCATTACGTTGGATCGGCTCAAAGCGACGGTTAAATGCAAACCACACCGACGCCCAGCTCACCTCCAAGACTAGCGGTTCAGCCCCCTCATACACACCACGCAACATGTTCGGCAGCAGTGCGTTGAACTGGTCGTCGGGCAGCGAAAACGCACTCAATAAATCCTCATTGATCACTTGGTTGACGCGTGCAAATCTGATCATGTGAAAAGGAAGCATACATCTCAAAAAAGCAGCCTCCTGCTCTTTTCCAGCTGCAACTAACGCCCGGACCATCTCTGTATACATGGGATACTGCATATTGGTGCCATAAGTTCTCGGATCGATGATCTCTCTAGCATCGATATCACAGTACCTTATCAGTCGCTGCACCGTGTCATAAGGACTCATAGGGCCGTGGACAACATCAACGATCGCCCATCCGTTATATCCTCTACCAGTTTGTGGGTCGCCCCGCAGGCCATTGCAGTCATACGGGTTTCGTAACCCAATCCGAAAATCCAGCGGCTGCCCCGTCGGTCCATAGTATATTGGTATTCTGCCAGTGTACATGTATGAAAAGAAATCAGACAAAGCATTATCTAAATGCCGCGCCATCGTTGACGTGATGTTAGTAAATCTGGGTCCGAACGTAAACATCAGATGTCCGAGTAATCCACCAACCATTCTAACAACCGGATCAATCGAATGAGACGAGTCCGCTTTTAGATCTAAAATTATCTGACCAGGGAACATTAGAGCTAGATAGATTTTCCGGACATCATCCATTTGCATAGCAGTTGGAGTCATACCAGACATCATGGCGAAAGGATTTGTTTGGGTGATCCTCTGCGTAATGGTTATTGAGCTGATCTTTGGATTCGGAGTGACATACTCCCCAATTGGTAAACATAAAGCTACATTCATGATCAAATTCGCGATGTAACATCGCGGGACATCCCAAATAACCCTTGGGTTTATCGGTAACCGCAGTGCCAGTATATACACTGTGTCCCGGCGACGGAAATCTGTCAGAAAGCTCTCTGAGAATTCAATCCTCTTCCGCCTTCCCAATGCGCCCAGCCATTCCATCGCGACTCTCAGATCATGCACCTGCACACCCTCAATATACGCCTGTAGTCTATTAAATATACGGTAGACGGGCTCAGACATAGCGCATAAGAATACATCTACGGCACGATCCGCTACCTGGCCGTTCTCAACAATCATCCCATCCAACGCGTTCTGAATCACCTGTCTATCCGCCGCTATCAAGTGAGAGAGTGTACCGGTGAAGTCAACGCCGAGCGCCTCAGTTTCAGCAATCTCCATACCTCTGTAGTCCCTCGTCTTAATACCCCTGATCACAAAGGAGCCGGTCTTCCGCAAATGCCTAATTTTCTCCAATATCATACCGTAAAATTCATGAGGTTTGGTTTCGTCAACCACACCACCAACCTCCGACATCTCTTCATAATATTTATCTACTTGCAGAACGAAATCATGAGATTGCATGCCCAGGGTGCGAAAGCTAGTTGGTGGCGCCTCTTTCACCTCATAGTGCTTATTCTCTAGTAACCCCTTAATTCCGCTGATTATTGACGCGACCTCCGGTATTGCACCATCGATGCTCGGCGCTTCCGTCGCCATTTCAGCTTGGTTTGAACGGATTTTTTGCATTATTTCAGTCAATGCGAACACCGATAATACGGGGCCACTATCCTCGCTAACCTTATCTCCATCCAAGTACGGTGCATGTTTCTTATTCACTCCGCCATCATACTTCGACTCCTCATCTTCTTTTTTCTTGCTCGACGAAGCGCTCTTATCTCGATCCGCATCTTTCGTTTTGAGATCTTTCTTCTCCTTCGGCTTCTCTTTCTTATCTGCCTCATCCTCACTGCTACTACTACTATCCTCCTTCTTCTTCTCTTTATTTTTACTTCTTTTCTCTTTTTTACCCCCTTTAACCTCTTTCTCCTCCGGGTCTTCTTTTTTCTTAGCTTTATCGTCTTTATCTTTCACCTTTGGCATCTTGGAACTCGCGAGAAAATAAAC